ATGAAGAGGTCCGTAATCATAAACTTCTTCATAAAAACCAGTTGAAGGTGCTGGTTCCAAGTAATTTAAATTTGTTGGATTAGCAGTTATTAAAGCTGTCATATTATTAAATTGTGGGCTAGAAACTGAACCTGTACCTATAAAATGTTGAGCCCAACTTTCTGTTGTATTAGCTGGAATAAAAGCAACACCATCTTTTATAAAACAATTACTCACACTATTACTTAAAACTTTTGCTGGACTTGTTGTGAAGTTAGAAAAGAAATTATCATTTAATACAAAGTCAGGTGGTTGAGCTACGTTTTGCGTAGTTGTAAATGATGGTCCGATATTACCAGCAGTATCAATAGCAGCAATATGATATGTATAAATATCTGCTAATTGTTCAAATACAACATTAAAAACTCCATCAACTCTACCTATGACAGTAGCAGAAGCAAAATCATTTGGGTCTGTGGCATCATCTGTATGTTTTCTAATTTCAAAGGTTGCAATTTTTAGCTGAGTGCTTGGATTTATAGCACCAGCTTTCCAACGTAATAAAACATTATTATCAATTACCTCTGGTGTACCTGTATCTGAAGCTACAGGTGCAGAAGGTAGTGCAATAGTTGCAGTAATTTTTAAAGCAGTTGTTGATAAATTATCGTTTATGTCTCTAGTTTGCACATAGTAATGTCTTTGTCCGTCAGTAACTTTCCAACTTACTTCTTCTTTAAATGCCTGTGAGTTAGTAAACACTACTAAATCTGTATTTCCATTTGTAATGCCATTGAAAGTTGCAGATGTTGATCTAGTAATTTTATAGTCTTTTATTCCTAAATTTTGTGTAATTGTTCTTATAGGTTTTGTATAGCTTATAGTGACAAATCCCTGTCCACCTTCACTGCCTAATTTATAATCACCATTGCTAGGTGGATTTAATGGCGTTACTGTGACTGTCTTTGATGCAAAAGCACCTCTAAATCTATCTTTTACGTTTTGATCGGTTTCATTAACATAAGCAGAATCAAAAGCAGCAATTTTAAAAGTTTTACTCATATTAGAATTATCTTTAGCAAAATCTATATCAATTGTTATTGCGGTGGCATCACTTTCAAAAAGTAAAGTATCTGTATCATCAAAAATTCCATATTTAATAGTTTTAAATGTACCATTAACTTCATTCCACCTGAGTCTGACTTGATCCTGTGTAAAGATAAAAGCTGGATCTTTAAATGAAGGTGCTGCTGCCCTTGAAAATGTAATAGTTTTAGATAATTGTGAACTAGAGATAATTCCCTCATCTGGAAAGTCTGCTCTTTGATAAACAGGATTAACAGTAAAAGTTCTATTTGCTGATGCAGCCGTTCCTGTTTTGTTTAAGTTTGCTGCGGTTATAGGAATTTTTACATTCGTATCTTTAACAATTACAGGAAAAATATTATCTTCTCCATCAACTTGCGAATTTGCATAAGATGTCGTTACTTTATAACCAATAACTGATGGCATATTCGCCACATTTGGTACTTTAGGCCATCTTAAAATTATATTATCTAATGTAATTTTATGTTTTATTTCCGCACCAACTGCAAAAGATGGTTCTGGAACTGTAAATGTATAAGTAAGTTCTGCTCCTTCATCATTAGCAAAATTAACTGCTTTTATTTTAAAAGTTTTTGTACCTATAAAATTTAAAGGTGCTTCATAACTATTCACATCACTTTCTATTTCAATATCATTATCAGATCCATCTGTAATTACATAATGTTTTATCCCATAAGATCCGATAGTTTGAGGTGGTCGCCATTTAATAGTAATTATTCCATTTTTTAACTTTGGAAAACCTGTGCGACTTCTTGGAGCAGAAGGCGCAGCGTAAGTAAAAACAGATGAAGCAGCATTTAAACTATACCTTCCACCTGTATCTCTAGCTTTTATGTAATAAGTATGATTTTCAGTTAAGAAATCTTTTGTTATAAAATCTGGTGCAGTTATTCTCCCAACAAAAGTTGCTCCTTTTGTGCCAAATAAACCATTAACAGCACTTGTAGTTCCAGCACCTTGATTTATTTGTGTCGCACTTAATTTGTGTATTTCATAAAAAGCAATATCTAAATCTTTAAACTCAACTTGGACATTAGTATTAGGGTCTATGTCAGGATTAGGATCATTTTCATTAAATGCAACTACATTAGGTTGTGTTGTGCCATTAGCTGTAACAGTTAAACCAGTTACGTCATTTGGTGGTTCTGTTTTACCAATAGTAGTGATACCAATTGAATTATCAACAATATTTCTAGCATCTCTTCCTAATCCAGATAATTTACCGCTTGTTGAACCGATAGAAAAAACTTTTATTTCATATCTATTGTCAGGACTTACATTTAAAATGTCAAAACTTAAACCTTGTACTTCCTCTCTTTTTTCAGTACCATCTTTAGTTATTCTTAATAAAAACTTATCAACACCCTCAACTTGCCTCCAATTAATAATTAATTTTGATCTGATTACAACTTTATTGGAATTTGTATCGTTTTGATTTATTGACTGTTTATAAAGCCTTTCTGTTATTGTTGCTGCTGCGGTTCTTTTTGGTTTTACATCAATATTTGTTGCATCTCTAAAAGTAACTTCAGAGCCAGTTTCAACAGCAGAATAGATTGTGTGATTATATATTAAGGCAGTAATTTTATATTTATAAGATTCTTCTTCTTCTACAAGTAAAACTCTATAAAGTTGATTCTGTAAATTTTGAGCTGCGTTTCCTCCTGTTGTTTCAAGAATCCAAGTTGACATAACATTAGGTGCAGCGTTAGCTCCGTCAGCAGTTTGAAAATTACCGCTGACTGTTATATTTGCACCAGATATGCTACTAACATTTTTTTTACTTACACTACCATCAGGCATTAAAACATTAAGAGTTCTTGTATAAGAAACAGAGTCTGCGGGTAAATTTGATGCACTTGCATTGTCAACAGTTATTTGATTTGTTCCATTTACAGCAAATATTCTTCCACCTCTTCTAGTTCCTGTTTTCACATCATCATTAATAGCTATAACTTGTCCAACTCTAACAACTACACCAGCATCTATTGAAACTGTAAAAGTAACAGTTTCAGTAAGTAATTGCTCACTTTCTCTTGTCCATTTTGCAAACCTATATGCTTGACCAGAACTTGTGCAGCCAAAAGCTTGAATTTGTTTTTTAAGTAGTCCATATTTGGCTATAGCAATATCTCCGCCAGCATTTGTAGTAGCTGTAACATCTCCGATTGTTGTATTGCCAATTACTGCTTGTGAGGGAAATTGTTCATAAGAAATTTTTCTTTGATTATTGTCATAATATTTTGCTATCACTAAAGTTGCTCTGTTTTTTATATCGCTGCCTTCATAAGTAAAATTGCCATCTACAACATTTGACTTATTAAAAATATATGCGGGCAAAACATCTTGATCTTTATCGTAAGTTCCACCATTAACTTGTGGTGCTGGTTTATCTTGAGATAAAAATAATGTACCAGCCGACCAATATGGCATAACACGCATATTGCTACAGATAGCATTTATTAAATCGTATGCCCTAAATTCTTTATTAATATATTCATTAAATGAAAATCTAGCCTCTTGACCAACTTCAAAAAATGTACAATTTCCATTTCTATTACTTCCACTTGAAGTGACTTTTAATGCCTTAAAAACTCTTCTGTCAATTTTTCTTATTTTAAAAATTACAGCAGTATCGGCTGGTGCTGGTGCTGAATTATTGGTACCACTTGTAAAAGTAATTGATATTAAATCTCCTGTTTGATATTTATGATCTACAGAACAAGTAATTAAAGCAATACGCTTATTTGCTGCTAAAGTCCAAGTACCTGATTTTGTACCACCAGCATCACGCTGTGTAGCTACAAGTTCATTATTATATTGACTTATATTCCAAAAACTATATTCATCTAATGATGCTTCTGGAATCGACAACCCATAGCGAGTATTAACAAGTAAATCATAGAGGCAAAAGGCTGGGTCGTTTGTATAAAGTCTTTGCCAAGTACTTCTTAAACTGCCATTCGCAGTTAAAGATGTACCACCAGCCCAAGTTGCCGAAGAATTATAAACTAATCTACCGGCTCTGCTTGTGTCAGTTGGATTGTTGTTATCGGTATAAACATTTTTTGGCACTGCAACTCTTGTTCCTCTTAGCCTGTAGTATCTTCTTGGTATAGAATTAAAACTTTCACTTGAAACGCTAAATCCTATTAATGCAGTATTAGGATAAGGTCTGTTGTCAAAAGTTAAAATTTGATATGAGAACCATTGAATATCATTTAAATGTTTTGTAGTTGAATCATCAGATATCCTTTTAACTCTTAGGTTAAAAGTTGTTGCACCTGCATAATTATCTGGAACATTAAAAGCATACTGCCTTTGATAAGGGTCACCAGTTCTTCCACCTATCCCTACATCTCCTAATGAGGCTGATTCATGTTGCGGTTGATTGTTAGGAAAAGCACTAACAAAATCTGTGTTGGGATTAGATCCTCCATCAATTTTGTATTCAATTCTAAAAAATACATTTGTGCCTAATATATCTCCCTTATCAGTAAATCTTTGTAATGCTGGTACATTAATTATTAATCTTATTTGGCCAGCATCAGGAAAGTTGGCGATGCTAAAATTGACATTTACTGGGCTGGCTTGTGCAATATTTCCACTATTAACGGGTACTTCTTCTCTAGTTGCACGAAAACCACCCATAACATTTTGAGTAGCAGTTCCAACTCTTGAATCAACAACAACATTCTCAAAGTTTTTATCGTCATCATCAAATTCTCCTTGGTTATTTAATTCTGCATCTTCATCAATAATAGGTGTATCATCTAAGTAAATATCTTTTAAAGCAAATTTATTATAATTAGTAGCACCAAAACCAATACCTTCATCTCTTGCAGAAGGAAAACCCTCTATCCTTCCTTCACAAATAGCATCTAATATTTTAGCAGTGGCAAGACTGTCTAAATTATCATCAGCAGTTGAAGGAGATCCACCACCTTTCCCACCACCTTTCGCACCGCTAATAATATCTAAATTTTTTTCTTCCATTAGTTCTTCATAACGTTAATACCGGCTGAAATTACCACAGATCCGACTATTCGCTCTCCAAATAAAATTGGAACTGGCAATCCTGCGATACTGGTATTTATAGGGCTATTGAATTGAAAACTGTTGGGAGTTTCTTCAGAAGCTGCCTGTGGAACAGGTGTTAACATTTGAGAAACACCGCCTAAAACTAAACTTGCACCAATACCAAACGCAGCTTTTGCTCCCATACCAGCACCAGCAAATCCAGCAGAAAAACCTCCTTTTAAGGATATTGCATTAACACCAAAAGCACCAAAAGCACCAAAAGATAAACCGATCAATGCAGCACCTAATATTATTGACCCAAGTCCTCGACCTTGACCACTTATAACAGGAACAATTTTTATATCATTATGACCTGTTGGATAATGTAACTCTTCTAATGTTTTTGGTTTGTCATTTACTATGACTTTATAATATTTATCCATCATGTAATTTTCGGTTTGTGGATAATTGCCAATCAAGCATTTAATAGCGTCTGCTGCTGTATGAACTTCAGTTTCTACTTCATTAACGCCTACAAACTCTGCTAAATCTCCATACAGTTTTATTTTACGAGGACAGTCCAACATACCTAATAATCTTGCCTGTAATGCTTCTATAATACCTATTGTACTCTTCTTTACAAGATAATCTGCCTTGTGGGTGATGTAACAACATATTATTTTCACATAAAACTGCAATGTGATTTAAACCATCCCCAGAAAAATTCATTAATGGACAATCATATAATTTCATTGGTTCATCATCTTCTAAAGCTCTAAATCCCCCTTTTTCATAACAATCTTCAAATAAAGGATTAAAAGCAAAGTATTCTGGATCGTCAGGTTTATTAAAGTCAATAAGATTAATATTCAATTCTGCCTTATAAAATTCCCTGATAAGTTGCCAACAGTTTGTATATTCCCAAGTCCAAGGTCTTCCTAATAATGATTGTTTATATTCCTTTGGTCTAAAGTCGTACCACTCTTTTGTATGTGGATTGACAATGTACCAATGTTTATTTGTTCTTGCTGCTGAGACCTGATCTGCTGGACTTGGATATGGATTTGTATTTGGATGAGAATGAACTATACCATGTATTGCTTCATTGCCATATTGATCTTCGATAATTGAATAATCTGTTGGACTTAAAATAAATTGATCTGTTGGTATCTGTGCTAAATTTCTGCATTTTTTATAGACTAATTTACCTTTAATATTTACTAATAAACCACAAATTTCTTTAGGACTTTCTTTTAGGGCATCTTCAATAACTTTTTTCTGCCAATAAATCAATTATAGAAATCTCCTATACCAGCAAATTCCATAGGCAAAAATTGTCTTTTTGGTAATTTTTCATTTATAGAATCAATAGAAGCTGCTAATTCAAAAGAAACTACATTCCTTGATTCTAATGATTTTCTTGCAATTTCAAACTCATCAATACGAAATTCTTGAGTGTTATCTGGTGTGCCATATGGATTATTACCAGTAAAATTACTATTTGGTAAAAATTCAGCAAGTGTTCTTCTTCTTTTTAAAGTAGCTCCAACGAGATCATTGGCAAAAGTTTCAGTGTTTACAGCAGCAAGCACGTTAGACATATTACCAATATTTAATGCAATGATGGCAAGATTACTTATTGTTAGTGTTGGTCTTGGTAATTGTTTAGGATCTTCTTTAAAACCAGTTGCCTCTATAGGCATTCTGTAATATGTGTTTCCGTTCCAAATAATGCTATCTTGACCTGTTGTATCTTTAGTGTTGTTATGAAATCTTATAGTTGTAATATTATTGCCATCGGGGTCTTGTATAGATGTATCGCCATGCATCT